AAAACAATATGCTAACATAACTGGGAGGTATGCGATATGCGAATTGAAATCAAAAATATGCAAAAGCCAGTGGTGCAGACACCTGAAACCATTGCTGAGATGGACAGAATTACTGACGCCATCAAAAATAATGACGAAAATCTTACATACAAGGATATTAAACGCCTTGCTAGGCTCAAAAAGCTAGGCAAAGATGGTTACCCTCGTTCTAGGATTATTCACCCAGAGCAGGAAAACCCAGCAGATACACCAACACTGGAAAACTCAGAGGGTGTTGCCGAAAAAGATGTCAGTGCTAGTGGTAAGGAACGTATGTATGACGAAGATGGTGACCCGTTGCCATTTTCTGCTGTTGAACTGAACGATAAGTCGTTTAGACGTATTATAAAGGAAATCAAGTCGGGTGTTAACCCATATCAAGCCTGTATTAACAAAAAGGTTCAACCTTCTATGTTCTTTGACGAGTGTAAAAAGAACAAAGACTGGGAAATTGCTTTGGCAGATGCTCGTGAAGTGTATTGCGAAAGCCAAGTGGCAAGATTAGAGAAATTGGCTCAGCAGGTTCAACGTGGAACCATTGACGTGGCTATCTATGCTTCTGTTTGTGGAAACATTAAGTGGCTCATAGAACGCCTTTTCCCGAGAATATATGGTTCAAAGGCTACTGTTGAGCAGACAGTAACACACCAAATCTCTGTTGACCAAAAGAAGCTGAAAGAGCTAAACGATATGCTTCGTGGCAAAGAAAAGCCATTAAAGGCAATTACAGTGGACTATCAGGAGGTCAAATGATAGAATTACATCACGGAGATTGCCTAGAAGTAATTAAGTCTATTCCTGATGGGAGTATAGCTTGTGTTATTACGGATTGTCCATATCATATAATTGCTGGTGGAATAACCATAGAACAACGAGTAGATGAATGCAGTGGGGTTCTTAGAAAAAGGGTTGTTTCAGATGGAAGTAAAGTAAGTAATAAATGGTTAAAGGCAAGTCAGAAAGATACTTGTAGTGCAGTTAAAGGTGGAAAAATGTTTGGAAACAATTCCATTAAATTTGAGGAATGGCTTCCAGAAGTTTATCGGGTTTTAAAAAATAATTCTCATTGTTATATTATGATAAATTCAAGAAATCTTTGTGAGCTTCAAACAAAAGCCGAAAAAGTTGGATTTAAGTTTCAGAATTTGCTTGTTTGGGACAAAGGAAATGCAACACCAAACAAATGGTATATGCAAGGTCTTGAGTTTATACTTATGTTGAGAAAGGGAAAAGCTGTTCAAATTAACAACATGGGAGAAAAGAACATATTTAGAGTTCCTAATATAATTGGCAAAAAGGTTCACCCAACAGAAAAACCAGAAGCCCTTATGAAAATACTTGTTGAAAACTCAACAAAAGTTGGAGATGTTGTTTTAGACCCTTTTATGGGGGCTGGTTCTACTGGTCTTGCCTGCAAGCATAACGGTCGTTCGTTTATTGGTATTGAGATTGATGAAAAGTATTACAAGATAGCAGAAGAAAGGATAAACGGGGAGTTGCTATGAACGAAAAGATAGTGAAAAAGTTTCTTGATGAGCCAAACGGTGCCTTGCAGGTGCTCGGTTCTTCGTTTGAGCAATTCATTAGGTTCTTTCACTGGTATATGTACCATCAGGAGTTTATATTCAGACCATTTCACATGGAGATTATCCATAAGCTAGAGGATATTGCTTTTGGACGTAATGTGAAGCGTAATTTAATGATTAACTTGCCTCCTCGTTTTGGAAAGTCGTCCATTATGAAATACTTTTGTGCTTGGTCGTATATGCTGAACCCATCTAGCAATTGTATTTACACTTCCTACTCAGATGACCTTGCAAGCTCTTTCTCAAAGGATATTCGTGAAATAGTGACTAGCGAAGCCTTTATGAAGTTCACTGGAATTAAGCTGAACAAGGCTAAAATTGGTGCTGATTATTGGGCAACAGAGCAAGGTGGTGGCTTTCGTGCTGCACCTTTGGGTGGTTCTTTGACTGGGTTCGGTTTCGGTGTATCTGGTGAAGAATATGGTGGTTGTTGTTTCCCTTATAATGAGGTTGTATGGACAAAGCAAGGGAAAATAAAAATAGGGGAAATCGTAAATAAAAAATTGGACGTTGATGTTTTAAGCTACAACTTTCAAAAAGAAAAGTTTGAATACAAAAAGATAGACCATTATGTTAAGAATGGCGAAAGCGACATACTTAAAATTGGTCTATCTAATGGCTCTTGTATTCAATGTACACCAGACCACAAGGTTTGGACAGAAAACAGAGGTTATGTAGAAGCACAAGATTTAACAAAGAACGACATTCTTCTTAGTGCGTCTAATTCTTTTGACTTGTTGGAAAGTAATTCCAATTTTGGACATAACCTCTTCTCTTGTGTTGCTTCTATCAAGAACAAAGTCCATTTCTTCTTTGGTAAGTTCTCTTTTCTTTTGGGGCTTGTAATAAATACCGTCTGTAAAACCCTTAAAAGACTTACCCTTTTTAATGTTAATAACAGTGGCATCACAAACACCAAAAGCTCTGGATATTTCAGTAATGGGTCTTGTGTCACGACCAATAGCAATAACTTCTTCTCTTGTGAGCTTTGTCCTGGAGAAAACAAGAGTTCCAAGCTTGACGGCATCTCTCATATTTTCAGATTTGGTTCCATAAGCAAGATTTTCAAGTCTATTGTCAAGTGGGTTGCTGTTAAGATGTCGAACTTCCATACCTTTTGGTCTTGGACCAACAAAAGCAAGAAGAACAGCGCTGTGAGCAAAAATGTTTTTAAACTTCCCGTTGATATATCCTGTTGTTACAAGATAGCCCTTTTTGTCTTTTCTAAGTTTAAGGATTTTGCCTTTGACCTTCATCATAGCACAATTTCCTTTATTAAAAATCTCGTGGGGGTCACTTCTCAACCTTCCAAGATTAGAAACGGAGTAATGCCCTGTTCCAGGTATTGTTCTCCACTCTTCGTTCGTAAAATCAGACATAATAAAAACTCCTTTTGTTTGTCTATACGGGACAATCATAACATATTTGTTGGTAAAAGTCAAGGGCTTTTAGTGTCCAACTGCTTAGTGGACGACCCACTTAAGGCTTCTAACGTAAAATCACAGGCAGAAATGCAGAACTGCGTTGATTATTATCTTAACACACTTAAATCTCGTGCAAACAACCAAGCCAAAAGTCCTATGATTTGTATTATGCAGAGGTTGGCTCTTGAAGATTTGGCCGGATATATCCTAGAAAACGAACTACCTGACTGGGACGTTGTAAAGCTACCAGCACTTAACGAAGAAACAGGGGAAGCATTGTGGCCAGAGAAGTTTTCTGCAAAAGACTTATTAAAGCTCAAAAACCTATCCCCATTTGTATATTATGGACAATACCAGCAAGAACCTATCGTTGTCGGTGGTTCTGTGTTTAAGACAGAGTGGTTTAAGTTCTACAACCCAGATGAACGATTCGAATATCAGATGACGTTCATAACATCTGATACTGCACAGAAGAAAGCTGAGCATAATGACTTTACTGTATTTGCTTGGTGGGGAAAGACATTTGATAACAAACTTCATCTTTTGGATATGGTTTGGGGTAAATATGATGCTCACGAATTAAAGCAACAGGTTATGTTGTTTTGGGAAAAATGTAATGCAGATAGACGTGCTGCACCTCCATACGGCTTCTACATAGAAGAAAAGGGTTCTGGCATTGGTGTTATTCAAGAATTGGTAAAGACATACCCGTTGCCATTATTACCAGTTATGCGTAACAGATTTAAGAACGACAAGGGTATGTGGGTGGCTATGGATAAGTTTTCTAGGGCCATGACAGCTATCCCATATATTGCAAATGGGTGGGTCTATTTGCCAAAAGATGAAAAATGTGATATAAGTAATGCACTATTAGCTGAGGTTGCCGCCTTTAAAGCTGACCTTACACATAAACACGATGATAAGACGGACTGTTTGTGTGATGCGATTGAGATAGCTTTTGGGGCGAGTAGCATAAGTTCAATTTTTATTTGAGGTCAATATGGCACAAACGAAAAAAGATAAGAAACAGAATAGCTTGGCAGATTTTGCTGGGAATATTCAAAGTTGGGGCTTGGCTCCGTTTAATCCATTTACACCACAAAACTCACGTTTGGATACCATCTTTATTAACACAAGGTGGAACCTAATTTCAAACTACCGAACAGTTTTGTCAGAAGCCTATGCTGAATATGGTATTGTGCAGACACTGGTAGAACAACCAGTGGCTGATGCTTTTAGTAAGGGCTTTGATATTTCAACAGAGCAGTTAGACAGCTCACAAAAGAAAAAGCTTGAAACATATTTGGAGAAATATCAAGTAATCCAAACAATTCAACAGGCGATTATTTGGGCTCGTTTGTATGGTGGTGGTGGTATTGTCATTATGACAGAACAAAACCCGTCACTTCCGTTGGATGTTTCTGCAATAAACGAAGATACACCATTGGAGTTTGTTGCTGCTGATATGTGGGAACTCTACAAAGATAATTATAAGGTTTGGAACCCTTGGAACTCTGATGATGACAAGAAATACTCATACTATGGTATTAACCTGCATAAATCTCGTGTGTTCCCAATTAAAGGTAAAGAACCCCCCTCGTTTATCAGACCACGTTTGCGTGGGTGGGGTATGAGTGAACTGGAAAGGGTTGTCCGTTCTATTAACTCATATTTGAAGAACCAAGACTTGATTTTCGAATTGTTGGATGAAGCCAAGATAGACGTGTATCAGTTGAACGGCTTTAACACTGCTATGTTGACAGCCAAGGGGACAAAGGGTGCCGAAGAACGTGTCCGTATTTCCAACTCTTTGAAAAACTACCTGAACGCTTTGATTTTGGATACCAACGATAAATATGAACAGAAGCAATTATCGTTCAATGGGTTGAGTGATATTTTAACCCAAATCCGTCAAGGTGTGGCTGCTGACCTTAAAATGCCTATGACAAAGTTGTTTGGCGTAAGTGCTGCTGGGTTTAACTCTGGTGAAGACGATATTGAAAACTACAACGCTATGATTGAATCTGAAATTCGTAGCAAAGTTAAATATATTGTTGTAAGCGTGTTAGAGTTATGTTGTCAGAAGTTGTTTGGTTTTATTCCTGACGATTTAACGATTTCGTTTAAGTCTTTACGTATTTTGTCTGCTGAGCAAGAAGAAAATATGAAAAACAGCCAATACAACCGTTTGATTCAAACCTATGCTAACGGTTTGTTAAGCGCTGGTGACTTTATGGTTGGTTGCAACAGTGCCAACTTATTGCCTGTCACATTTACACAAGACCAAATTAAGGCTTTCCAAAGTCAAGGTGTGGATAAAATTGGTTT